ATCCACGACCGTCTGGATTGTGATCGCTGATTCTGGTGGAATGGTCATAATCTCCCAAAATTCCATCTGAGGCAGTATCTCTCTTGGGCCACCTCTTATTAATCTGCTCTCTTAGCACAGTAATTCCGGCTACTGGCTTCCACGCTACTTCTAGCGGCTCCGCACTGGTTTCTGTCATTGCTTCTCCATTGTTTCTAAGATTTTCTGAACATCAACCAACCAATTAGAGATCAGGTGATGCTCGCCCTGATCACAGGGGACTGTCGTTTGGTGCGTAATACAGACATATACGTCTAGATCTTCATCCATCTATTAAGTCTATCACGACTTTTCTTGCTTGACCTCAGTCTGTAGTCCCTCAGCCAACCTCTCAATCTCGTCAACTTGCTGACGCAACTTGATCAGTTCTACCGTAAGGTTTGCGATTTCAATCTCATAGTTCTGTGCCAGTCTGCCGTGGCGCTGTAGTGTGGCATTTAGTGTCTCTGTGAGTACGGCTACTTCATCCATTTACAATCTCCAATCCATGATGTTTAACCATTTGCTTGACAATTTCATTTCTTACCCAGCGCTTTGCCGTGGTGTGAAAGAAAAACTTGTGTGTGTTTATAAGGGCAATCTCATTGGAAAGCATTTCTTCCGACCACTTCTTTTCGTATAGGTCTATCTTCCACTGGACGCCAGTTCTATTGAACTTTGCTATGTACATTGTATCACTCACCAAGGTATTCGGTACGATACTTCTTGACATTGTTGAGGATGTTCTCATTCTCAGGCTCCCTTGGATGCCATAGATGGTAGCAATTTCCTTCGATCTTCTTTACTTCGACTCCCGCCTTCCTAGCCATGACGAGAAGAGCGGCATCCTCCATGCCCCAATCAATAAACCCTTCATCGTAGGCACCAATCTCATAGAACAAGTTCTTGGGGATAGCCATAGCACCTCCTGTAGCCCAACCAATAGCCCAATGGCTATGCAGCGGAGTTGGGAAAGCAATGTCGCCACGGAAGATAGCCTTAGTTGACTCTGGGGAAAGAGAGTGATATTCAGTAAAAGGATACACAAGATATCCCTCTCGCGCCAGTTCTAAGGCTGCATAGATTTGTACATATGGTATTACGGTGTCGGCATCAAGGAACATCATCACATCAGAGTCCAAAGATTGTGCCCCTAGATTCTTGGACCCAGATCTAGAGAATGGCTGAGAACCATCGTCAACATAGAGAGGGTGTAGGGGAGCCATGTGCTTTGACACATACTTGAACGATTCATTCCTCCACCAGTCACCCGATGATCGCCAAGGTATGATGATATTAGTAGTCGTTTCCATTACGTACCTCTCCTATATGCTCTACGCACACCCAATTGTTTCGGTTGCCCCAGATACCAGACAGTTTTCTGTCTCTCTTGAGATCCTTGCTGAATTGCATTTCGCACCACGGAGCATCGGGCCATGGCCTTTGTGCAACCCATGAGGGGAATACGTTGGGGTTGGCTGTCCAGAATGCATTGTGCCTGACCCACGGAGAGCCATTGGATACCTTCTGAGTGAATACCCTTGTGCCCTGTGCCTCAAGAGCCTCTACGAGGCCACCATGCTGAATCTCGTTTGGGTACCATGGCTGGCGCATGAATGACATTTGAGAAACGTTCGGGTAGTTGTCCAGCACAGCGCAGACGCGCTCTAGATTAGGGGCAAGGTGCAACTTGAAATCATCCTCAACATGGAGATTGTATGGTTGCCCCATGTAGAGAACCATTTCGAACACCTTCCGCATAGCCTCTGCATAGCCACAACGGTCCTTACCAACGGCAACAGTAGTGAAATCTGGGAACGTTTCTATGAGCCAGTGACGATACCCTATGTTACCAGAGTCATCAATGATCATCTTATATCTAATAAGATCCCCATAAGCCTCATTCCATGTAGGAAGAGTCTGTTCCAGATATTCCTTACGACCATCGGTAAGGACCGTCATGCTCAGCATTAGCGGTACTTCTTGCGAATCTGCGGCTTGACGCCAGCCTTAACCAGCGCTTGGTATGCCTGACCGTACTTGGCCTCAGTGCCCTCTCCACCCTTGCCGCCTACCTGCTTCTTGATAGCGGTGGACGCTGAGTTAAAGTCGCTCTGTAGGCGCTCTACGTTCTCTTTCACTTCTCACTCCTTCGTGACATTGGCAGTCACAGTGATCATATGCTAGACACTGTGAGTGCAGACCATTTGAACAATAACCTGACTTTGCTATTTCCACCATATTGAAGTCATCATCAAAGATAGTCTCTGTAGTGATGAGTCCTAGGTTTGTTTTCTTGTCGATCTCTTCTGCATAGAACTTCTCAAAGTTTATACCAATCATATCCTGATAGTCAAGGTACTTCTGGTAATCGCCTATGCCGTAGACTCCTTCGTCTGCCCCCAGCAATACGCGCTTCTGCACTTGCTGGGAATGCATTTCAAGGTCTGTCCATGACCGTCCTGCTACGTTGTCTCGCCAGATCTTTGGGCGCTCGTCACGCTTATAGAAGTGAGTAGCCAACATTTCGTTTGGTGCATACAGGGCATAGCCCCTCGTATATGCCCTGATAGCAAAGCACAATTCCTCTCCCATGAAAGCAATGCGATCATCGTAGGGAATGTTCTTTACAATATCTCCATGCGTAAACAATAGTCCAGCAAGGATGGTGTGGGTAGGGTGAGGATGAGACTTATCTTCGATCTCTTCCCTGTTACCCGCCCACACGCCAGCCCACGTATTGACTACCGTCGTCCACGCTGGCCTGTCCCAGAAGTCTTTATCTCCTGTGATAGGGTAATCCTTTCCATCGGAACCAGCCAAGTAGGGCGCTGGAAACTGACTGAGGATAACCCTATCTGTACCCGCGTCTTGGACACACCAATCGTACATATCAATGAACTTGGTGTCCCATCCTTTGACAAAACGCATATGGGAATCAACCTGTAGATAGAATGCCTCACCGTTATACAATTCCATGGCGAGTTTCCTAGCATAGCCTGCTCCCTTGGCATCCTTATAGTGCATGTTGTGTACACGGGCCTGATTGCCTAGCCAAGTGAAGTCTACATGCTTGCCTCTAGCGTCTTGGTTTACTATCCCGAACCTAAGATTCTTTGGATGCGTGGCATTCTGATACAGGCCTCTAACAGTCTTTTCCAATTCTTCATCACGATAGGATGGTATCGAAATGAAGATCATAATTCTTGGATTCCCGGTACATCGTAGACAGGATCAAGAGTAGAACTGATGTTCTTTGACTTGAGCAGCCTTCTAATTACCTCAAAGTATGCGCCCATCTTGTACCGCTCGTTTTCGCTGAGGTAGTTCCAATCACTTTCATAGAATCGTATGCCAAGATACTTGCCATAGTCAACTATGTCTACTGGAATATCTACTGGCAATGGTACTGCCTTGAGTGCCATGCTAACTTCTGGTGTGTATAGTGTCATTCTATCTCCATTGTCAGGGATTCCCACGTATTGAACCAATCGTCCTTGGTCTTGTGCGCGTTAAATTCCTTGTCAATTTTACCATCTTTGAGATAGACACCACCCCATACCCCCCATTCTTTGGAAGAAACTCCCACAGCAAAACAGGTTTGATTGACAGGGCATCGTTGGCAAATGTGATCTGCCGACCGTGCAAGGTGTGGATCTTCCTCATACTTATCAAAGAAGAGGTTGGTGTCCATTCCTAAGCACTCTGCACTATCCTTCCACCGTTGCATGGACTCTCCCGATACTGTTGGGAAGATACCATCCCTCTTCTGTAAGAGGAAAGACCTTCTTCTTCATCCAGATACCGTTGCGAATGCAACCTTCTGGGGAGTACATCGCATTGCTGGCTCGCGTATACTTTACGATATTCCAGCCTTCCCACACAAGATCGTTGCGGGAATTGACGATTGATTCCATTTCTTCTAGAGTGGTTACTAGCATAGCGTTTCTCCTATTGTGAAGTAAAGACAACTCGCTTAATCCCAACCCGATCAATAAGATCACTACAGCGGGGACACGGCTTGCTGTCTCTATCATTTCCATGGCGATTTACCCTCGCTACAAAGATAACTGCGCCCTTTACATTATCCTCTCCCGCTTCACGAATTGCAACTCGTTCTGCATGAGTAGAGCAATCTGTCTTGATATGCTCGGGAGAGACAACTGCGGGGTGGTTCCTGTGCTTATTCCATCCAGTACCCAATACTCTACCACCCTTTACGACAACTGCTCCATGAGTATTACGGGCATTTGACTTCTGGGCAAAGTAACGGGCTACGTTAAGATAGGCAGAATCTTTCTTGGAAAGCATGATTCTCCTAGTATCGAAAGATAGCGTTCTCTACCCCAGCCAATTCAGCAGACGCGATCAACTTACTCGGTCGCTGATTTGGAGTAGAGAGAAACGCCACGTAATCGAAAGACTTCATGTTACTCTCAAGGTATGAGGGTGGAACCTTAAAGTACCTGACGCGAACGCCACGGCTCTTGAGAGTGCGCTCTGACATGTTGCAGAACTCTGCGGTGTAAGAATTGATCGTAGCAGGACCAGCCGTATAGACATTGAACTCGTCGTCTGTGATAGACGATAGAGCAACGCCCATGGCTCGCATGAATACTTGGTAGTCTGAGAACTCCTTGGTTCCCTGTACGGCTACGTTCATCTTAGTCCCTTTCTTTCTTCTTTTCTAGTTCATCCAATACGGAGAACAATTCGTTCAGATCCTTACTGGATAAGGCTGTTACGTCAATTGGTCGTGCGGTATCAAAGTCTGGTTCACGGGTCACTTCTGATTCATAGAATACATTGTCGTGAACCCAATAGGCTTTATCTTCATATACTGCTACACGAATGATTTCCATGTGGTCGTCATCCATATTAAAATCATCTTCCCCTGCGTCTGACTTGTTTGTTGCTTTTACCATTATAAACAATAATGCGACAATTGTCAATAGTGCGGGGATCAGGGCTAGAAAAACCATTCGACCACATCCTAACAGTGATGTGTCAAGTATACAGTAGGGTAGGTGGGGCTTGAACCCACATGGACCATTACGGAATTATTATCCACGACTTATAAGATCGCTCCGATACTACCCCTTGACTCCTAGGAGACTAGGAGGATTATACCCCAAGTGAGAAATCCAAGATAGATAAACAGAGAGATCGCTGCGGGTACGAGGTTTTTGCTCTTATCCTTGTTCTCAAGTCCTTGCCCTATGGCAATGAGGTTGAGTAGTACGGAGAGTCCAAAGAGGACCATTGTTGCAATGATATAGGCTTCCATTGGTTTTCCTTTCGTTTAGGAAAGTGTATCAGAGAAGGCCGAAGGAGTCAAGGTACTCCTCAATCTCCATCGTCATTGGTGGTGGAGACTTGATAACACTTTCGTCTACCTTGCGCTGCTGCTCCTTGGCGACAGACTTCCAATCGTGTACTTGGATCTCTTGGTTCTCGTGTCGTGGGCTGAGAGAGATTGCATTGTATACCGCCCCTGTAACGGCGTCTGAGAGGTCTTTGGAACCCTTGCGGGGGTGGTCTACCTTGCGGTCGTTGACGATCCTCAACTCGCTCATTTCCTCTAGAAGGAGGTCAATGTGGGGCATGAGTACGCGCTGCTCGTAGTACAGCATAGCCAAGTCCTCGTAGTGCTTCTTGCCAACAGAGAGGGTGTCTGTCTTTATACCCACAGACTGTAGTTCCTGCTGGATATCGAATGACTGCCAGCGGTCGAAGGTCACCATGCCAATTCTGAATCCCTGCCTACGGAAGTTCACGATCCAATCCTTAACCTCGTCTAGTTTAACAGGCCCCTCCTTCTGTGGCTCCCACCAGACTACCGCGTCTACCACCACGAAAGGATGAATCTGAGTGTAGTCATTGAAGGTACGAACCTGCACCCATTTGTCAACGTGAGCAATCGCCACAGCACACTTGTCGTGCTTCTGTGCAAGGTCAGCGTGTAGGAAGTAGGACACGTCCTCGGAAGGCTCCCACGCTGGCTCTATGCGCTTGTGAGAGTCAATGGGGTTGCGGGTGATCATGGCCCTCTCTAGGATTGCCTTGTCCTTGAAGAATGCGTCAGAGTGGAAGGACGGCATACAGGCAAAGCGTTGCATGGCATCAGCATAGTCTGTCATGAAAGAGATTTTGAAGTCCTCAATCCTACGAGTGGGGTTGGCATCCCACGTAGTGCGCTTGATTGCATAAACACCGGGATAGTTGTAGGACAGGATATGATCTTCCTTCCACTCAATGGTGAACTGATTGCTAGGGTCGTCTGGGGGAAGATCCTCATTGATGGTGAAGGTGTGAGTCTTTATGCACGGAAGGCCTTGTAGATAGCATCACCCGTCTTGGCGTTCTCATTGCCCGACTCTGAGGTCTGGGCGAAGCCAGAGATCTCGTCAAGGATCGCTAGGATGAGGTTAAGTCCCTCGTGAGACTCACGCTCAGAGTGACCAGAGTAGACGGTGATCATCTTATCAAACTCCATCATGTCTGCCTTGTCGTTGTACTTGCCAGCAAACCATGGGGAGCGACCGATCTTCTGCCGGAAGTTCTTGAAGAACACGTTCTTGGCCTGCTGTGCGTTGATAGCGATATTGATAATGTCAATCGCGTCACCGGGAGGCTTGCCGAAGTATCGTGCAGGGTCTTTCAGGCACATGAGTTTATACACAAGATATGCACAACCAATGGTGGAGGTGTGGTCCTTGCCACTACCCTTGCCAAGTTGCAGAAGAACCTCAGCCTTAGTGTACTTCTTGTAGTGTTCCCTGCCTTCCTTATCTCCCATGATCCTGATAAGATCCTCTAGTTTGAAGATCTGGCTCATGGCCTCCACAAGGTCGCGCTGAATCTCAGACAGCGAGGGCTGATCTAGGTAGGCTGGATCGTGCAGGAACGTATCCAGATCTACGGGCACTTCCTCAAACGGAGTGTCGTCTAGTACGGAAAGGAAGTCGGAGAAATCAAGACTCATAAATTACCACGGCTTCCCCTTGGGGGCCAGAGATCTCCGATAGTTTCTGCATGATCTCGTTACGAATCTGTGGATGCTTTGCTGCAATGTCTTTGAGGATGCCCATAATGAGTTCCTGCTTGCGCTCTGTCTCTAGCAACTGCTCCGCAAGTTCCTTGTTTTCTAGGAGGCCAGCCTTCTGTAGCATGTCTATCCTAGTCTTTTCAATATCAAGGACCAACTTGATTCCCGCCGTCTTAGCGCTTAGATTCTGTACTTGATTTGATTCATCAATAACTTCATAGGCTTGGGCGATAAGGTGACCAAAGTGCTGGTCTGCGGCGCTGAGGGCTTCTCTAGCGCGGGATCTGACTGCCTCGCTATTGGATGCCATGACCTTCCACTCTCGTAGATGAGAGGCGACCCTTGCCCTTGGAAGATCCAGTTCACGGGCAATCTGAGTTTCATTCTTGCCCATGATGTACTGCGAGGCTACAGCATTTACTTCTTCTAGGTGGTCCATGATATCTGACATAGTGCATCAATTATAGCAGTAGCAGGGTAGAGTTTGTTGCCACCTGTTTGAATTGGGGTACTCTACCCTGCCACTACTTACTTACATGGGTACTTGTTGTACCACGATTTGAACACGTTGTAGGTACCAGAGGAAGTGTAGTTCCCCTTGTGGTTACCTCGTCCGTCGATATCCCATGGATACCATGTCTTACCATGCTGGCTCATATCATAAGCCACCATGATATTGTAGTCCCTAGTGAGCAACTTGGTTGTGTTCCACCATGGCTGATCACTATGGGCTGCGCGGTTGAACTGAAAGACACCGTAGTCTCCTGTTGATGAAATGGCGTTAGCCCTTCCACCACTCTCTCGCATGGCAATTGCCCATCCGATTCTCAGTCCTCTTCCCTTGAAGCCTGCCTCCTTCAACTCTCTTACGAGCCAATTCTTGCAGACGTTCTTAGGCTTGCTTGGCTTCTCAGCCGTATCAACAACGATAGGCTGGAAAGCCTCCGTCGCAATGGGTGCATTTGACTTAGCATACACCGTTTCGGTAGGGGTGCTAGGGGCTGCATGCGCTGATCCTGTAAGTCCCAGAACCAATGCCGCCACCATCATCACACTTCCTAGCAGTTTCGTTTTCGTCATTTGTTTCCTCCTTGCGGCGGCAACATTGTTACAGACTAACACCTTTTGAGGGTGCTGTCAAATGAGTATAGAGGGGTGTGTGAAAATAATCACACTAGGTTCTCTTTGATTTTCCTCAGGACTACACCGCGCAGTTTGCGTCTGCGGAAGGCGTCGTACCTATCCCTGAGTGGCTTGTATGGCATCCACATGATTGATGCGACCATGGATGCAGCAATCCTGTTGAGGTCTTGATTCATTTTGAACTCTTGTAATTTAACCTTCTTGTCCGTCAGGAAGGTAAAGTAGGCAATGTCCTCGTTCTCTTCAAAAGAAATAGAAGTATTGTTCCTCCATAGGTTAAATTCTGCATTCATTGGCCTAAACCATGCCCCGACATTTACCTTACCGGGAACAATCGCCCCGCTCTTAAGATGGGGTGCCTCAGTAAAATATGGTGCCGTAAGCAATACTTCCACCTCTTCCTCAGCAAAGAAGATAATGTGGTAGTCAAGAGTGACAAGTAGGTTGTTTTCTAGTGTCGGTGGATGCTCTGTGTACCAGTCAAAGTGATCGCCATTCTCATAGCGCTGGTTTGGCTTCATTTTGCCGTCAACAACCTCTAGGTCTACTGAGGTCTTTTTGGGTGACTTCCATACGAAAACATTGTTGACAACATCGACAACGGCTGGGCACTTGAGAAAGTTTTGACGACTCTTGTTTCCCTTGTTCCTGTTGTGAAACAGGGTCTTTCTCAATGAGGCTGGCTCTATGAACATCATCTGACGATCATGACCGTAGTCTTTTTCAGAAACTACCGCCCAATATACCGTTAGATCCTTTTCACCCATTCTCTAGTCTCGCAATTTCCCTGTTGATATACCAGACGGCCTTCTTGAGATCCTGAATCTGGTTCCCCTTGTGGTCAGCCCTGAGGATGTACTTGATAGCGTTGCCTAGGCAGAAGTTCATATGCTCAGTGATCTGGATTACCT